GCTACATCTCCGGTTTCGGCGATGGTACGGGCACCGCAACGGTCTATATGACCGACGAAGACGCTTCCCTTAGCAACCGCATGATCGAGGACGTGCTCCAGCGCAACCAGACTGGTGCGGCCTTCAAGCTTTACACCGACCAAGTGTTCAGCGGCGGCTCAGTCAGCGAGACCGAAAGCCGTTCCATCGAGTTTGAAGCAGTGCTGACTTCTGCCAGCATGAACGTCACACCCGATGATGCGCAGTCTGTGAGCGTAAGCTTCCGTCCATCCGGCACCCCAAGCTTCGACTTCAGCCAGACCTGATAAAGTGCTACTTAAGTAGACATTTAGCCCCGGTTTTGCCGGGGTTTTTTATTGCGCTACGCTATAGTTAATTTATAGTCAAGTACAAATCATGCCCGCTGGATCTACTCGCGCCATTGACCGGTTGCGTAAAGCAGCAAATCTTCAGCCGAGTAAGCGCAAAGTTGAGCTTTCTGACGGCACCACATTTGAAATGTGGATCAGCCCGCTAACCATGGCTGAACGTGAACGCGCCCAGAAGCAAGCCAAATCTGACGACGCTGGGGCGTTCGCACTACAGCTGTTGATCGGTAAGGCACAGGACGAAAATGGCGCCAAGCTTTTCTCTGCCGGTGAAGTTGATATTTTGAAAAACGAAGTTAAGGACAGCGATCTGCAGTCTTTGATGCTGGCCATCCTTACTGACGAAGACGAAGAGCCAATGGACCCAAAATCTTAGTTGCGGAACTTCGTAAAGACAATTGGCTCATGCTGCAATTTGGCGTTGCCAAGGAGCTTGGCATGAGCTTAACCGAAGTCCGCACCACAATGACCCCAGAAGAACTAATCGGCTGGAGCGCCTATTTCCAGATCCTTAACGAGGACCAAGAAAAACAAATGGAAAAGGCCCGCCGCCGAAGGTAGCCTATTCTGCGCCTAGAATAGAAAGCGACGTACCAGCTGTGGATCGTGGCATACAGAGCTGAAATTGAAATCGGTATAAAGGGCGCAGCGCGTCTAAAAGATCTACAGAACAGGTTACAAAACCTAGCAACGTTAATAGACGAAAATAATAAAAAACCTTTATTTGACAGAGTTGCCCTACAAAGCGTAAACGAATACGCTGCCGCCTTATCTACAGCCAAAAGAAATTTAGATCAAGTACAAATTGAACTTGATGGTGCTGGAAAAGCGACAGGTAATTATTCAAAAAGTATCGAAGAGTTTGTAACAGCACTTGGTGCGGCTAATCAAGCACAAAAAATAACCAATAACCTTATTGACCAAGAAATAAGTGCTCGCACTCAAGCCACAGCAGCCCTTAAAGCGTATAACGCCGCAGCGGCTGCCCCCACGCAACGGGGCGCTGCCACCACAATGGCAGGCGGCTATATGCGCGGTGCCTTTAGGGGCGGTTCGCAGTACCCAGGCCCTATAGGGCCAGGTGCAGCTTCTAGTACAGCTTTATTTTCTCCTTTACCGGCTAGATCAGCACGTACCACCCAGTACCTAAGTCCTATTGGGCCTGTTTCTCCTCAAGAGCGCACTGGACGCGCAGAACAGCTTGCAAGGGAGGCTGCACTAAAAAGCCAAGTTAACCAAAAAGAATTTGAAGCACAAAAAACATTTCAAACCAAACTGTTTAATATTGAAAAACAATTTGAAAACAGTCTAATACGACAGCGTGTAGAAGCGGACAACGCCGAGTTTGATAGATTACTACAACGGCTTGACGTAGAAAAAAGCAAAAGAAATCAAATAAATACCTTAACAGAAAAAGCTAATAAAAAACAACTTGAATATTTTGATCGACGTTTAAGAGAAGCGGGCACTCTGCGAGGCCAGACCAGCCCGATTGGTGGTGCGGTAGGCATTCCAGGCAGTCCTGCAGCTAGACGGCGCACAGCCCGAAATACAAGATTGCAGGGCGCTGCGAGCAATGCAATTATCGGTGGAGCGTTTCCATTACTCTTCGGCCAAGGAATCGGTGCTGCAGTCGGTGGCGCAGCAGGTGGTGCAGGCGGCGGTTTGCTGGGCGGTCAGTTTGGTTTTGGTCTATCACTTGTTGGCACAGCAGTTGGAACCGCAGTTGATACCTTAATTGCTAAAGCCGGAGATCTCGGTAAAGCTTTAAACCCGCTAACCGCAGACATTGGTGCTTTAGCAGATGCTGCCGGACTTGCTGGTACAGAGAATGGAAAACTAATTAAATCGCTGGAATCCTTTGTTGGGTCTGAAAAAGCTTTACAGCTGGCGTCTCAACAGCTAGCTGTAATTGTGGGTCAAGATGGTGTGCAGGCTTTAAAGGATTACGGAGACGCAAACACCGAACTGTCGAACCAGCTTAGTAAAGCTTTTACAGATTTATCTGCATCTATTGCACCATTTTTGAGCAAAATTACAGGGGCAATTGCAGGCAGAGTTGAAACTACACGACTTGTAAAGCGTGGAGTTAACGAATTTAGCACTGATCCAGCTATAAAGAAAGCTCAAGCCGAATTTTTACAGGGTAAGCTTAACGAATTTGAACTTGAGCAAAAAATAGCTGGTGTTGTGCGAGAAAAAGAAGCAGTTTTGCAAAAAGCTGCAGATTCTCAGCTGCAGTCTGCATCAGGTAGCCGTATTGGCCTTCAAATTGCTGAAGAAGAGCTTACTATCGAGCAAGCAAGGGGCAATCTTTTAGATGCAAGAGTACAAAGAAGTGAAAAGGAAATAATACTTTTAAAAGCCTCAGAAGAAGCACAAGCTATTATTAGCCAAGAGGACCAAAAGCAAATAACATCTGCTCAAGCACAGCTTAAATTTGAAGAATTAAATTTAAAAACTACTCGTTTAAAATTACAACTAGAAAACAATATAACTAAAGCTAAAGAAAACCAAATAAAGCAGCTGGAACGCGAAAACCAAGCTGCAAAACGTGCGGCAGCTGCAGAAGCAAAAAGAATTCAGCGTGAGTTAGAAGCACGAACAGGAGGTATCAGTTCGGCCCAAGTAGGAAATATGCAGTCCTTGATTGCAGGCAGTAGGGCTGGATTACAAAGCACCCGTGTGTTTAAAGGAGAAAAAGCGTTCCTAGACGAAAACGAAGCAGCTTTGGAATACGAGCTTATACTAAAAACTAAAATATTAGATATTCAGTACAAGCAACAAGCTTCACAAGCAAAATCTCAAGAAGAAGCAAACCTTTTGTTTAATACATATAACACACAATACGACACTATTGAACGCACACACCGCACTCAGTTAGAGCAAGTACGGCAGCAAAAAGTACAGCTTAAAGTACAGAGAGAAATTAACGCTTTACAGCAAGCAGAAGAAACTGCCGGTATCGAGCGGGACTTTACACGCAATATTGCAGACGTGGAACGCAGGATTGCTTCGCCATTTGGAGGCGACGATTCAGATATGCTAAACCTTAGAATTGAACAACTTCGTCGAACAGAAGACTTATATAGAGACATAGATACCCAAGTAAATATTTTAAATAAACAGCTAGAAGAAGACCCCAGTAATGAAATTATTGCGGACAACATAAAAGGTTTAGAAAAACGTAGACAAAAACTTGAAGAGCTTTTGCCAGTTTTAGATCAAGTAGAGCAGGCAGAGTTGCGCCAAAACCAGTTAATGGAGAAGTACGGCTTTATTGCAAACGAAGCCGCCACTGCAATGTCATCTGCTGTGCAGTCGATTGTTACAGGCACTGGTTCGGTAGAGGAAGCTTTTAGTAACATGTTCGCCAACATCGGTAAAGCCTTTATTGACATGGCCACGCAAATGATGGCGCAGCAGGCGTTCATGCTTATTCTCAAAGCGTTAGGCGGCGGTGGCAGCAATCCGTTAGGTAGCGGAATGGGAAAAATGTTTAACCTCGGCGGTGGCGGTGGAATGTTTAGCCCAGGTGGAAGTGATAGCACCTTTGGGTTAAGTTTTGCTGGCGGCGGCTTTACCGGCAATGGCCCGCGTTCAGGCGGCCTAGACGGCCAAGGTGGATTTTTAGGTTTGCTGCATC